GCAATCGCTCTTTGAAGCAACAGATTGACCCAACCTGTACGGCTCACGCCAATTGGTTTTTTGCGGGTAACTTCTGCAAGCACCCTTGGGTCGATCAAAACCCGAGCAACTGCTAGATCATCCAAGCTCATTCGGGTCACAGGGTTGGCCTGGACTGGGTCCATTTCAGGCATAGTTTAGGCTTGCGTGAGGCCCAAGGATGCACCATATTGGGCCACGAAGCAAGGACTAAATGCAACCGATCCAATTTTTGAAGTTCTACGAAGAATGGCACAAGTACAGATTGGAAAACGAATGGCTTCAAAGATCTGTAACTCAGGTCCTGGGTACAAGCCTTAGTGATGACGCCAAGGCCAACATCATGCGTTACAAAGATGGACCTGACGGCTGGGCCGCTAGAGGTGAAGCTCTTCACGGCGTAGTCGAAAGTTTTTTAAAAGGCCAGGAACTGGTTTACGCCGAAAGATGGACAGACTGGGTTGACCCTCTTATCGAATGCGATCTTTTCAAAGACTGTGAAGTTATCGCGACTGAATACAGGCTGTGCGACAAACGAAAGTCTTTAGGAGGTTCATTCGATTTTTTGATCAAACGCAGCAACGGTGAAATTGTTTTAGGCGATGTCAAAACAGTTTCTAGCCAATCTGCGGCACGTAGAAGAAAACCTGCTAAGGAGCAGCTAGGCGCGTATGCAGCAATGCTTTGCGATCATCATCCGGCACTGCCTATCGACAAATGCGTGACAGTGGTTTCAGCTCCCAACGAATGCAAAGTCATCGAACAAGGGGTAGACGACTGCTTGGAGTCATGGGTAGACAGTTGGGACAAGTATCAATTCATGCTTGAGGACTGGTAATCGCAGGGCAAGACTGGGGCAACTTGCTTAACCCTGCCAATGGTGGCCCTGGCGAACTTCCTGGCAGGGTAAAAGCTATCAACGATGCAAAAAAACGAAGCGAACTTAGACACAAAATAAAAACGGCTAAAAAAAAGAAATAAACTTGCGCTTGCTTTACTGGCATGCCATGATTCTCTGGCCATCACTTTTAGACCATGAACTTGGTTGACAAAAAGGTAAACGCTCGCATCATTCAAGCCCACGGGAACTATTTCATTGGTATTTACCAAGGCGAACGCATTCGCATTTTTTCGGGTCCACAGACTAATCGTGACCCGATGCTTTCTGAATTACTTCGTTGCGTGATTGACTACGCAACTGTTGATTTGCATCTTAAGGCTTTAGTCACGTCCGAACGCCATGGCGACACGATTTGCGGATGGTCAGGCCCGTCTGATTATTTTGACAAGCAAGATGCTTACGATCAAGAGCTAATCAGATCTTTGATTAGCCAAAGAGAAAATGTCACTGTAGAAAATGCACTGCCACCGGTTTCGTCTCCGTATGCTCCATATGTCGAACCTGAGCTAACAGCTACGAGACAAATACCTTTCCCACAAGTAGAGCCTGAGCATAAAGACGAAATACAGCAATATTACGAAAATGAAAATCCAGGATTAGTTTTGACAAAAAGTCAATCACGAGTCCAAGGCAAGACAGATCGAGAGTTGATGATCATCATTCGTGTCGCAGCCATTGAAAAAGGTGTCCAGCCTTGTGATGTGATTAACGAAATACTGTGGAAAGCCGTTAGGTCTGGGTCTGTTTGGGACAGCCATGAATAACTTGGCATGCCATAATTAACCTGTACTCAAAAACATCTATGTCTACCTCCTATCCAATACATCTCACAAAGGTTGAGATCGATCTTATTTACGAGTTGGCTCGCGATGCCGCTAACAGCTTGCCTGATCCTTACGACCAGCCAGAACCAGGCAGTTGGGCTGACCATGTTCAAAAGCTTGACGAAACATTCACCACTCTCCGCAGGAGGAACTTTTAATGACTATCGATTTCAAAGAACAAAATGCTTTTGTTGAGGCTCAGCCTGCTGTTATTGCAGCTATCAAAAATCATCGTCAACGCTGGCAACGAATTCAAGAAGCTGACCGCAATGTGATCCAGCAAGCTCGCAAAGTAACGTCTTTGCTTTACGCCTTCCAGCTTTGCATTGAAAAAATGTATTGCGGCGACGGCGACGACCTAAGCGACAAAGAAGAAGAACTTCTGAAAAAATTCACTCCTGGCGACTCAGAAACTTGGTTTTATTATTACGACACTGCACAAGAAACTGTGCAGTCAGCCATTGTTGACCAATGTCGCAAAGTTACGTTAGCTGATTTTCAGTACAAAAAACTCAAAGAAGAAAACGAGACTTGCGAAGAGTTGTCTGTTGCTCGCGCTGCTGCACGAGAAGAGTACAAAAAACTCCAAGAGCAAAAACCAAAACGTGGCCGACCACCAGCTAAAAAATGAAGTTCAACTTTGCACTGATTTCATTTCTTGCTGTAATTTTCAGCCTGGCGTTTTGGTATTCCCTGACGACCACCTTGGATGACATGACGCGGCGTGACTGCTTAGCTGGTGTTGAAAAGGCTTGTTCGTCTCTTGAGCAATAGCTACACCATTCACGTCAATGGAAAGCCTGCCCCACAAGGCAGCAAAAAAGTCCAGCGTTATGTCAACGGTCGAGCGATCCTTTGTGAAAGCTCGCCAAACGTCAAGCCTTGGAGGGCTTTAGTTGCTGGAAAAGCTAAAAGGTTGCTTCCTGAAGGCTGGCATGCCACACTACCCATGTCTTTGTCTGTGACCTTTATCTTTCCTCGGCCAAAAGCAGATTTCAAGGCTAATGGCGACTTGAAAAACTCTGCGCCGTCGTTCTGCATTAAGCGCATAGGCGACCTTGACAAGCTTCTTAGAGCTATCTGTGATGCCCTGACCGGTGTTGCATTCGATGATGACTGTCAAGTCTTCAGCATCCAAGCTGAGCGCCGATACGCCGTAGGCAACGAACAACCAAGCGCGATTATTACTGTCACTTCCATCAATGTCTGAAATAGTAAAAGCTCTTGTGGCTTTCCACAAAGCAGTTCCATCCATCACAAAAGATGCCAAAGCCCAATACGGCAAATATGCCGATCTTGGTGGTGTGCTTTCTACTGTCACCCCACCTTTAAATGAAGCTGGTTTGGCAATCGTTCAAACGTTCACACCCAACGCCATACAAGGCGCTGATCCACTGTTGATAACCAAACTGCTTCATGAAAGCGGTGAAGAAATCACCAGCGAACTACCTATGATCATTGGTAAGGGGCGAAACCCTTTGCATGACTGGGGAGGTAGCTGCACCTACCAACGCAGGTACGCAATCCTAAGCATCCTTGGGCTTTGCGCTGACATGGATACTGATGGCAATTTTGAACAGCCTGAAGAAAAAAAGGTCAGCAAACCTGCTCCGCAAACAGTTGCAAAAACTGCTGCCCCAAAAGTTGAAAGCCAGCCAAAGGCTGACGCTGTTGCGCCTGAAGACACGCCACTAACTGAAGACGAGGCTGAAGAGTTACGAGGCTTGATCAAAGAGCTGCCTGCTGCTAATCGCACAGCTTTTCTAGATCGTTTCCGTTCACAGTACGGTTTAGCCCCCAGCGCAAAAGTTGCTTATGCAATAACTACGCACGAGCATCGTAAATTTATTCAGGATATAATGCCTGAATTTATTTAATACAATGGCACTTACCCAAGCGGAGCATGACCGCAAACGCAGGAAAAACCAGTTCCAAGTTCGCTTGGATGACCAGTTGGCTGACAACTTGCGGCACTTCATGAAGTCTCGCGAGTACAACCAAAACCAAGCACTAATCCTCATCATCAGCAAATTTTTTAAGTAATGTTCAACATCACCGCACACGGAAACCTTGGCAAAAACCCTGAACTGCGTGAAGCAGGTTCAAGCCAGGTAGCAAGCTTCAGCATCGCCGCTCGCACTGGGCAAGACGAAACAACATGGATCAATTGCAGTGTCTGGGGCAAGCGTGCAGACGTCGTCATGAAATACATGGCCAAAGGCGACAAAGTTACTGTTGCAGGCCAAGGCAAGCTGCGTAAGTACGAAAAGAAAGAAGGCGGCGAAGGCTCAAGCCTTGAGCTAAACGTCACTGATTTCACGTTGCCTGCGAAAAAAGAAGAGGCTGATTTCTGATTAGTTCAAGGGCACGGCTAATCACCGTGCCTATTCTTTTGATATGAAACCAACCATTGAGCAAGTCGAAAAAGATGGCAAGTTGGTTTGGCGAGTAGAAGCGGCTGGCGTCGTTCGCTACCACGAGCAAGATTGGCAAGCACAATGGCTTTACAGCTATCTAATGCGCCTTTATAACTGCGACGAGATCAATCCTCAAAAGTCCTGATCCATGGTTTCACCACACTGGACCACGCGTCCGCAAGACGTTATCAGCGCAGCTCAAAACCGTGTACGGGAAACTATGCACGAATCCAACCCAAAGCTGACCACGCTAGAAAAAGCTTTTAGGACTTCCGCTCTCCGCCAGAAAGCACGGCGTCAAGCAAGGCAATGTGACCAACCGCCTGTTTAAGCAGTTTCCCTTGATGCCACTGCTGCCTTACCATCGCAACGCATAGCTGAGACAACACATCAACGTTGTCACAGTCTTCTATAGATCTAATTGATCGCTCAAGGGTTAGTTCTTCTTCAAGACTTGGTTTAACCACCATCCAGTCGAAACTGTTCGAGGCTGCGTTTCTCGGAGGCATAAGGCTCCTCAGTCTTAAAACGTATGTAATCACCTATAGCTGGGAATAACCAGTCCTGCACTGGTAAACAAGCCTGCCAATTCACAGGTTGAACGCAGTTCATCACAACTGTCGTCCAGAACGCACTGATATATCCCCAGTTCACAGGTCATCAACAAGAATTACCCAGCCTGTTCCAGGGCCATCGACCTGCCAACGTGGCCTGAACTCTGCTTGCTTAACCTCAACTTTTTCACCGCCTGCAACGCTTGAATGACCCCCACGCGCAAGATCAGGCTTGCCCTTTGGATCGTTGATGACGAAGCCAGGGTCACTGCTGTGCTTACCCGTATAACCCGTCACAATCGCCCAATGGCCGCATCCATTGCCATTACACATTGGTAACTCACCACGTAGCAAGTCACCCTTATGAAACCAGCCAACAAGAACTGGTCTGCCCATTTCAATTTCCATTTCAATCATTTCTTCGTCACCATCTATCCGAAATTCAACGTTCAGCCCCAAGCTTTCAAGCGTTTTTATTTGCGCTTCAACAGAGGTTGAATCTCCGAACTTGTCACGGATTAAATTGTACTCATCATCTGTTTTGACGCGTCGATAATACGCTGCAACCATTGCGGCTGCACTCGAGAAGCATTCGCGGTAGCCTTGCCCGCTGGCGTTGTCAAGCTGGCTGAAGTAAGGGATATAGACCTGTTGATCAATGCCTGATGCTTTCCACGCATCAACCCAAGCGGCATCGTCATCAAGTAGCTCTTCAGGCAAGGACTCTTCAAGCTCTTTAATAGCGGCAAGTTGGTGAGGAGTGCCACGGAACCAATGGAAGAAAGGGAGTAACGATAACGCCACAACTACGACCCAAACCCACATTTACTTCTCAACTCGATCTCCAGGGAAGAGTAGGTCTTGGACATACTTGCAAGCCACATCGTCCAACTGGTTGTCTGTCTGCTCGCTGATCTTGATCAAGCAGTCAAGTAGCAGTTGTTTTACGGCTTTTGATTTGATGAAGCTGAACAGGATTGGCTTTAGCAGTA